TAGTTGTTGCAGATACATTAATTCCAGTAGAAAGAGTAGTTTCTGCTACTATTACTTCAGGGGTTAAATTATCTAATTTTAAATATTGATCTAAATTATCAGTAATATCAATATTACCACCTTGATATTCTTGAGAAATATAGTATTGCTTTAAAAAATCAACAGCCTTAGGACTTTCTGACAATAAAAACTCAGGAAGTTGATTGTCAATTATTTGCTGTACTTGGACTCTCTTGTCAAATCCTGTAGTTATCATCCTCTTGTTAATGCTCCGTTTGTATAACTTGACGTAACTTTAAATCCAACACCAGATATTTGTTCACCAGAAGTTATAGTGTCTTTAACCATATTTATTGTAGTATTTGACATGTCGAAATTGAGGTATAAATCTGTTAGACCTATAACATCATTTGACTCTGGGAATGCCTGAACCTCAATAATATTGTTTGGTTTAGATGTAGATACAATATTAATAGTTGATAATATAATTTCCCCCTTATTATAATCTACTGTTCCTGCAGATTTAACAACAACAATCTCAGTATCTGTTGTCGTATCTCTTCTAATAACCGATAATGTTCCCATTCCACTACCATCTAAATCACCATTAGAATCTTTATTTGGTATATCAGTTAGATACACAGTACTAGATTGATTTATAATTTTAAATCCAGTACTTTTAATGTTTTTTCCTGCAACATCAATATGGAATTGATTACCAAAACATAATTCATACTGTGCAAATGAATTGGTAAGTGCTTTTAAGTTTCTTCTAATTTTAACTTTAGTAATATTAGATGTTATAGCAGTATCAATATTATCAATTACATTCAATACTTTACTATACTTAAACCTTCCACCAAACTTATTAATATCCTTTGAAGCAGAATAAGTTGTTAAACCATCACTAATTCTAGTCTTTAATGCGGTTGGTGTAGTTGTTTTTGCTGGATTATAATAAACATATGAGTCTAACTCCACATATAGTAGTTTTAGGTCTAAAATTTTCTGATTTATACCAGCTAGAGAGTACTGCTTTAAATCTTCTAAAATCTTCTGTTTATCAAAGTCAGATACAAATTCACCATTTTTTGGTTTAATTGTAAGTAAAACAGTACCAAATTCAGGTGGATCTAACTCTTCACCACCAACAACTGATACAGATTCTGTATTTGGATATACTTGCTGAATTATAGATTCATAATCCCTACTTGTAACCGCCCTGTATTGTGATGAATACAGTCTAGGAGCAAAGTACTTAACTGAATCAACAGACTCAATATTACCACCATTAGAGGCAGCTGAGACTGTTGTGATTAATGGTGTAGAAGATGGTGATATTTTCTGATTAACAGAGTTCGTAACACTACCACCCCATGAGAATAATGCAGGTCCATTACCATCTGCTCCATCAGTAATGATGTAAGATACTGTAATAATTGCATCATTTTCTAATTTTTTACCAAAAACACCATCACCAAACAGTAATTCATACTTTTCGTCTTGAATTTCTTGAATTAAGTAGGTTTCTGACGTAGAATTTATGTTTAATATGTTATCAACACGTTTATATTCTCTTCCAAGACCTGTATCTGCAGAACCTTTAACATAAACACGTATAGTTGAGGTATCAATAAAGGAATTATTCAGTATAAATGTCTGATCTAATGACCCATCTACAGTAAATGTCTTACTTAAATAGGTTCCTTGATAAACTACAATAGGATTTGTTTCTGTTCCAAAGGTTGCAACACCAGAATTAATGGTTGTTGTTATACTTTCAGGTATAGAGAATACATATGAACTATTATTTTGAGCACCAACGCACACTAAACCTGCCTGTAAGGTCAATGTAGGGGATGAACTACTAGTTGCTACATCAAAATGAACAGATGCCTGTGCAGCAGTCCTAGATTTAGGTACATATCCTATATTTCTTGCTAATGAAACAACATTTTCACGTAATGTTGCTGAATCCAAGAAGGATTCATTAACAATCATATTAGAGTTAAATGCTGTAATGTAAGTATTATACGCTAATGTGTCTATTAATACTGAAAAATTAGACCCTTCGTAGTCAAAATCCGTAAAATCAGAGTTCGCACGGATATAATCTTTAATAGAGGTCTTTATTTGATCGAAATCAAGATTTGTAAACTTAGTAAATGGCATATTCTACCTTGTTGCTTCTAACATGAATGTGAATTCTTGAGTTGGAACGTCTTCTCCAACGATTTCAAAGAATACTGTAACCTCAAATTCATTTCTATCGGGTCTTGGAATACATTCAACCTGAATATTATCTATTCTAGGTTCAAAATTCTCCAAAGTTGTGATAATTTCTTCTTTAATAGTGGATGCAGTACCATAATCAACAAAATCAAAGAGTGAATCAGTCACATATGACCCTAAAATGGGGTTAAAGAACCTTTCTGTGGGGATAGTTTGCACTAAATTCCTTACAGATTTTTTAATAGCGTTCTCATTCTTTAGAATTGTTAAATCCTTTGTTACTGGATGAGCATTAAAGGATAAACTAATGTCTTTAAATGATCTTGATATCCTCTTAACAGACATATTAATGTGTTTTCTTGATCTATTTATGTTAAGTTTTTAGAATTTATATCATCATGTGCAATTTCTTGGATTACACGCCTTTTTTCTTCCTTAATTTCGTCAGAATCGGTGTTTTCAGCACCCCAAACAGTCCTTAATTCTTCTTTATCCATTATTTTAGGCTAATAATTGTTATTTAGGCATAAAAAAAGAGGGTGTTAAACCCCCTTTGTTTCATTGATTGCCTCAACTATAATTTGTTTAAGTTCTCGTCGTTTCTTTTTACCCAATCCTGCTCTAGTATCAATTTGAACCTTAAGCCAATAGACAAAAGCAAGTACTAAAATAAATTGAATGCCTTCACCCCATGATAAGTTCCATGCTTCATTAAGATCAAGCGATGCTGCCGCTAATAAATTCATCATTTGCCCTGCCCCCTAGTTCTTTTACGAGCCGAGTTACGGGATGTTGCCGAGTATTTCGAGTGTTTTCCCTGTCCTTGTCGAGACTTTTTCGGACGTGACTCAACATAAGTACCACCTAATAGTCCTGTTTTTACTTTAGCCATTAATCTTCCTCACAATGTTTTTCTACGATTTCTTGAATTACTTCGCTAAAGGCATTACGTAATTCATATTGAATATCACTCTTATCTTTCTTCAACCTAGTAATCGTTATAGGTGGAAGATCAAGTGTAGCAGTTATTTCCCATAGACCAAGATCTTTGTTCTTAACTGTCTTTACATCAAGCATTTGGTTCCCTCTTTGTTGTAAATGTAATACTGTCTGGATGTGGAGTACCTGTCTGATAGAATTCATCTGCTAGATCTTCCATGAGATCCAGATATTCTAATTCAGTAATATCAGTATATCTTTCAATACCATCAATACTAACAGTGTATTTCACATCCATTTGAAGATTAGATAACTCTCATCTTCTCGTGACCAACTCTGACTCTTGGATCACACCATATTTCAAACCCTGCTTCTTTTGCATCTAAGCAGAATGAAACATCTTCTCCACACATATCCTGTACTGCACCTGATTCAAAAATTTGCATCTTAGGAGCAAACCAAGGATATTTCATCTCTTTATGTTCCCATATACCATGTTTAATTAATAACCAACCAAAACCTGCATAATCAACAGTAAATGGTTTACGTCTCTTACTAATACTTTCAATGGTTTCATGATTCATTACTCCACCATTACCTTTAAAATCATCTTCATCTAACCAATGTGCAACAGATGTAGTTTTTCCATCTTCTGTACAATACCAACCAGATGCAATATCCTTATCCATTAATACTAATTGCCAAAACTTCTCTACATTAAAAACAATATCACTATCAATCCATAACTGGTAATCATACTTTAATCTACCATCCCAAGGTATCTGATCAGGACCACGTAAAACATTTGCTCCAAGACACTTACATCTTGCAAAGTTTACCATAGAACTATAGTCCTGTGATATCTGTATACTAGCACCATTCTGTACAAGATCAAAACAAAGCTGAACAAAATTTTTCAAATATGTATATGATACTCCTCGACCTGGTAGACAAAATACTATTGTCTTTCCTTTAACCATTGCTTTTGCCTTAGCATAATCCCATTCTGGTTCTTTGTTCTTTGGTTTGGGAGTATTTGCTTTAACAGTAAATCCTTTAGCCATAATGCTCTTTTAATACAACTCAATTATACATCAGTTTATCTATAAAGTCAATAACTAGATTCTTCATATTTTTCGATGGGGGTTTCTACTACTTCTGAATATGTTAGTCCATCCCAATAAGAATGATATAATCTTCCCCATATAACTTTAAACTCTCTTTCATCCAAATTCTTAAACAAACATCTATCGTTTAAGTATACATGATAAGTCTTCATTCACGCTCCTCCAAAAATATATCTC